GGAGTGAGCCTGTGTAAGTACGAGCTGAGTCAATCTCTGCGTCGCCCTCACCAAAACTAGCCATGTAGCCGTCGAATGTCCATACTGCACCACTGCGAGTGGTAATCTTCCAGTTGTATACAACCGTAGCGTCGAATGCTGCTTGTAGTCCTGTTACGACTGCGTCTGAGCTAACAACACCCTCGAAGTCAACTGTTCCACCATCTTTGAGCCCTGGTAGGAACTCACGATAGCCACCAACTGAGTCGTGGTTTGTGATTTCAATCTCGTCAATCTCTGGTGCTGGAAAGCCAATGCTGGTAGCGTTGGATACGGTTGTGTATGTACTACCGCCACTAGTTGCGTATTCTAGCTTAGAGCCGAATGATCGTTCTGCCATTTCAATTTCTCCTTTATTGTTAAATTGTGCCAGTGTATCTGGCGTTAATGTGATAAACCTCTGTGTCTGGGTCTGGTACGTCCTGCATGAACGTTTGATACCAGCCAATTGAACGGAACTTATCGTCCACTTGAGCTAGTGTCGCACTTGCGCTGGTACTAGACTTGGCAAAGATATCTATCACTACTTCTGCGTTTTGTGTTAGGTGTTCACCCTCTAGGCTGATTGTATTGCGGTTATCGCTAATAGCATATGCAACGGTCGGAAAGCTCGCCGGGGTAGATTGTGTACTAAGTATCACTTTCACACCTGAGATAGCGTTCAACGTGCTGTAGATAGTGCTTTTAATCGTATTCATACTTTCATAGCCTTTCGGATTTCATTTATCACAAGGTTGTCTATTTTTGGTTTGACAATGCGTACGGCTGGTCGCATGTAAGGTTGCGCTCGTTGTTTTGACGTACCGAACTCTACATACGGTGCATACTCTACGTTAGTCGATACAGCACCCTCTGCGACGTTCTTGTCGCCATCGATTGACGGCACAATGCTACGCTTCAGGTGGCCGGTATCAACTGGGGTGAGTGCTTTAGCCTGTGACTCAACGGCTGCGGTAGCTAATACTACCAACTGCCGAGCGTTCAGAGCGTTCGCCCTTTTCTCGTAGTTAGCGATTAGCTTATTCAAGCCCTTAACAGTGAGTTTAATCTGTGCCATTACAGCGACCTCGCCACGATAAGGTTATGACTGTCTGACTTTACGAAGCTGGTGACTACATAGTCTTTGCTCTCATAGGTCAGTTTGTCATTCTTATCTACTGTCTGGTCGGTTGTAATAGCTAGGTCTACCTGTTCAGATATACCGTAGATTTCCCTCAGTCGTTCGTTGAGTGAATACTGCACATTGCCTTGTAAGGTTCGAGGAGTTCCTGCTGTTATCACTGTACCGCCCTCGGTATCAGTAGTACTAGTACGAGTCGCCACCGTAAAGGTTTTGTCGTAAAAGGTACTAGAGATTATAGCCTTGAACTGGGGTGTGATTAACATGCAATCTCCTATATGGTGCGAGTAGGTCTGTGAAGCCACTTAATGCGCCTGTATCGCTGCCAAGATAACCGACTGCACTATCACTGAAAGTAACGTGCTGTCCGTTGTCTACGACAGTTTTAACGCTTTGGGTTGCCTCAAGACCTGCCTCGCTGTTGTTCTGTTTGTAAGCTGCGACTACCGCCTGAGCGACTATGCGCTCAATGCGAGGGTCGAGTGTGTCTGTGTTTAGATATAGTAGTACCCTGTCGGCTACCGTATCAACTACGAGGTCGAGCGTATCACCGTCAACAATAGACGAGTTGAACGCTTTAACGTAGGTTTTGATTTGTGTAGCTTGATCGTCGGTCATTACTTATCCTTTTTAGATTATGAACTTGCTGAGCCAGCCCATGCGACTAGGTCTTCAGCAACAACCTTTGTGCCGTAGGTGTAGAACAAGTCTACTGAAGCAGCGTTGCTCTGTGGGATACGGCTTGCAGCGTAGGCGTCGATTACTACTGGTTGTGCGACTGCACCTTGTACAACAAGGATAAAGTCCTTAGTCTGACGAGTGTTGCTCTCAACACGAACACCATGGTAAGAAGTGAAGCTTTCGCCACCCTGACCGATGATAGTGTCAAACTTAGTTCGGAGTTCACCGTAAACTGATGGCTTTAGTGTAACAGTCATCAAGCGGCGGTCTACACCGTTCACGAACTGGTTCTTAAGAGTTTCGATACTCTGTATCAATTCCTCAAGCTTAGCTTCGTTGCCTGTACCAACTAGAGTAACCTCTGCACCTGCTACAGCTTCGATAGCTGCGAAGAATGCCGTGTCAAGCTCAACAGCAACAGTGTCACCGTGGTCTTTAACTCGGTTAGCAACTACGTTAGCGATTGGGCTAAAACGAATATCTTTCTGCTCGATTTCCTCGACAATTTCTTTGTCTTGGTCAAGGTTTATCGTTACAGCGATATTGCGTAGTGAGTCACCCTTTTCAGCAGCACGCGCTGTTCCGTAAGCTTTAGACTTTGAGTTTACAAGTCGGTTTACCTGTACAGAACCAGCTTCTGGGTTACCTGAGTAACGAGTGTTTTTTAGTTGTGTTGATAGTGTGCCTTTTTGGATACGTTCGATAACGCCACCGTAAGCTTGCTTTAGTATGTCTTTGGTAGATGTGCCTGTAAGGGCAGCATATACGTTCAATGCATCTTGTGCCATTGGATTATTTCCTTTTGCTTATTTATTAAATGACTGTTGTGCCGCTGTATTTCGGTGTATCAACTGTTGTAACTGTCGTATCTTTTGGTGTAGTACCTGCTAGGGCTTTGTCTACGCCAGCTTTAACGGCTTGGGCATAGGCTTTCTCTAGTTGGTTGACGTTGTCTTTGGTTTTATCCGCATCTACGTCTACTACAAAGTCCACGAGTGTTGAGTCGATACCACGTTCAATCAGCAACTCACGAGCGTCTGCTCGATTTTCTCGAAGTGCCAGATTACGTTCCTTTTCAGATAGTTCAGACTCCATTTGCTTGCGTTGCTCTTCGGCTCGCTGCTCTTCACTGAGTTTCGATTGTCGCTCCCATTCTTCACGCTCTTTTTTGAGCTGTTGTTGCATACGCTTTTCACGTTCTGCATCTCGCTCCCTGAGTGTCTTACTGAGTTGTGCGTCAAAGTCCTCTTGTGTAAAGGTCTTTACTTCTTCTTTGCTAGTGTCAGCTTCCTGATTGGTTGCGTCGATATTAGCGTTGTCTTGGTTCGTTACTTCTGTCATTTCGTTTTCTCCGTTTACGTACGTCTACTAATTATAGTTTAGCACACTACTATTACGACCACTGTTGGCTGTTTTGTCCGCAAATGAAAAGAGCCTTGGAGTGAGGCTCTAGTGGTAAATCAGTTCTAGTGTTTTAAGTGGCTTGAGTGGGACACACGGTTTTTGCCGACATACTCCCATTTTTCATAAAGCAGAATTGGGTCGCCACAATTATCACAATAAGTTACCGACTGCTCTAGTTTTTTCACTCTATCGTATAGTTCATTTACAACCGAGTTGGTAACTCCTATATGTGTATCAAAGTAGTCAAACGTTACTTTGTCATTGCCCTTAGGCACTATTCTTTTTCTAAACATTATCGGTCACCTCCTAAACAAAACTCCACACGCCAAACCTCTACGAATAACGTGTGGAATACTATTTATGAAGCTGTGTAGAGGTTTCATGTTCTTTAGTATATATCACTTGTGCTACAAAGTCTATAGGTAATTCTCTGCCCACTGCTCATAGCTCATATTAGCTGTGTAGTAGTTCTTGCCGTCCTTGCCCCTTGCGATACGGATGGAGGGTTCTAGGCCAGCTGGTAAGTATGCCGTCTGCGAACACCTACACCCTACATGTTTTGGTGGTAGTTGATCGCCAGCACTGTACGAATAGATATGGTTTTCCCTTATCCCGCAATCCGTGTCTGTTCTATTGTCTAAAGTTGCACTCCATCGCCAGTTATCTAGCCCCATGCTTTGATGTGCGTCAGCTGTACCCTCATTCTGGAAGCGAGCCGTTTCAGTCCTCATTAGCCGTTCAGCTTTGTACTTAGCCACGTTATATCGCTCTCTAAGGCGTTTAGAGGCTTTCTGAGGGCTTTCACCTGTGATAATGGTCTTGGCTACCTCTTTTTGTAATTGCATGGCTAAATCGTTGGTATTTTTCCATATACGCTCACTGTAGTTCTTGCCCATAAACTGATGACGAAGTGCCGCCTCTATTTGCGTAGTTGGTAGCTTGGTAAATGCCGGTGTTCGTGTCAGTCCTTTGCTTACCTCATAAACAGACAGGTTATAGCTATTCTCATACAGTGCGGCATAGTTAGCGTGAGATAGTGCCAGCTCCTTAGCACCGGCAGTCTTAGCATTGCCCCACATCTGAGCGTAGAGTAGTTCAATCCGTGTCAGTCTGCCCTTATAGCGTACTGGTAGCTTGGTATCTAGCCCCAGGCGTTTCATCTCAGCCTTAAACTGTTTGATGTCGCCAGTCGGAGCAATTGAGTTCAACTTGGCTTTGTCCCAACCCTGTGAAGTGTAGTAACCACTGTATACGGCTTTCATCTGCTGTATCATATCCCTTTGAGCGTCGGCATAGATAGCGTTCACCTTGCGGATATACGGCTCTGATTGGCGTTCTAAGAGGGCTACACGTTCTGTGGAGCGTTTCTGCCAGTAGGCGTTAGTACGATGACGAAGCATCTCTAGCCCTCAGTTTCAACCTCAGAATCCTCATCCTCATTTATCTTTGCCACCAATTCAGCCCTGTCGCCGCCTAGAGATTCATATCTTTGCGATAGGCCTTTAATTTGGTCTGGGATTTCACCCATATCATTTCGACGAGTGATTTCAGTTAGAGCGTCCTCTCGCAGTTGAGTTAGTTCTTCATCTGATAGATTTTGTAAGTCTTGCATGATTGTTCTCCTTTAGTTTATACTCCAGAACCCGGCAAAGTTGTTGGCCAGGACTTGGCAGTCGGCCACATGGCGGTCATGGCGAGAGCATTGTGCGCTGGATGCCTCACGCGGACATTACCGTCCGTGCCGTCTATGAGGATGCGGCCCAGCTGCTCGCCGTTCCCGGCGTCTGCACCGCTTACTATTTGTGCCACCACTCGGTTGGCGGGGCGGAAGGCCTCGGCCATGTTGAATGCGATGATGGTGGTTCCCACTGCAGACGCGTCGAGAGACCCGAGCCGCCACACGCCGTTCGTCGATGGGGAGTGCGGCTCCATATAGACAGTTGTGCCGATGCGACGGATGCGGACACTCACAGTGCCATTCCACGGGGCGGGTGCGAGAGCAAACACTCGCCATCCGGTGTCCCCGAACACTACAGTCCAACCCGTGTTTCCAGTGCCAGACGTCTTGAGCCATCTCCACGCCCCACTAGTGCCATTGGTGTCGGTGTAGTAGGTGCCTGGAGAGGCGGTGAAGACTCCGTTGGGCATGCCAGTGCCACGCAACTCGTAGGCGGTCGGGGAGCCTGCCGGACCTGCCGCGCCTTGCGGTATTGTGAACGCGAGTACGGCGGCAGATGAGGTACCGGTATTGGTGACAGCTGCGGACGTGCCTGCCGCTCCGGTCGTAGTAGTGCCGACAGCGACAGTGGCGGCCGCTCCTGCCGGGCCGGGGTCACCCTGCTCACCCTGCTCGCCGTCTATGCCGGGAGGGCCTTGTGGGCCAGGGTCGCCCTGAGGTCCTTGAGGGCCGGGGACGGTCGAGTCTGCACCAGCTGGCCCTGGGTCGCCCTGAATGCCCTGTGGGCCAGTATCACCTTTTGGGCCAGTTGCACCTTGTGGGCCTTGAATACCTTGTGGACCTTGTGGGCCTTGCTCGCCAGTATCACCCTTGTCACCTTTTGGTCCGACTGAACCAGGTTCACCTTGAGGACCTGTGTCACCTTTCGGGCCTGGTAGAAGATAGTTATTAACCGCCTCACCTAAAGACACATCAATAGGTTGAGCATTTTCAACACTGACAGAGATTGGTTGTGCGTCTTCAATTTCTACTTTAATATCTGCCATGTTAATCCTCCGTGACTTGCCACGTTATGGTTAGTTCGCCTTTCATAACG